GCTGATGTAGATGAAGTGCCAGTAGTAGTCCCAGCACTGTCAGTAATCTTAGCTGTTATAGTTCCTGAGCCACTTTCTCGTCTAACAAAAGCAACAAGCGTTACTTCTCTGCTTCTAAGAACTGCATCAGTTCCTCCGTATTCTTGAGAAACTGTTCCACTATTTGCTGTAACTGTAGCTTTTAAACTGTAACTACCACTACGCACCGTAGTCGTTTCTACAGCTGTTGTTACATTGCTAGCAGTCCATTCAGATACACCACCGTTTTCAAAAGTACCATTCCTCAAAAGAACATTAACTTCATCTTCTTTGTAACCTAACACCAATTCCCCTTTAAACATGCCTAATACTCCCTCAGAGTACGCATAACGGCTTAAAGCAGCGTTAGCACTACTTGCGTCATCAAAACGTTCTAATAGCGCTTGTCCAAAGCCTCTGTGAAAAGAATCCTGGTCTAACACAAGACCTAAGTCAGGCGATTGTTGTTGATAGTTTGCAGCATCTGTAGCTTGATTAGGTGGTGCAGGGGAGATGTGTTCTACTGCATATCCACCGCTTTCAGTCCCTCGGTCCAAAGTTAATTGTACTTCATTTGATGAGCCGTCTGTTTTTGTTAGCTTTACATCGTAGTTAGGCATTACACAACTCCATAGCTACTGATGTTGCCAGCAGGTAACAAATTCTTTTTCAAAGAAGGTGCTACCATTTCACCCCTGCCGTTCTGTGTCTTGTTTCTATAATGTGTGATTTGTCTTAATATTGCGTTTTGATCTTCTGCTGATGTTTGATCTAACTCACCTTCAAAGAATGTAAGTGCTGCATAATCCAGCAAAAGGTTAACACGATGTGGTTCAAGGGTAATTGTATCTGCACCAGATGTTAATGTTTCTAATGCTCCACAACCAACAATATGTAAGTTGTAATGAGATGGTGGTGCAGTTAAAAACGCAAGATAATCTCCTTCTTCTGTCCAATCAAATACAACTGATTCATATCCTTTAGGTATTTCACTAGGGCCAGAAGTTAGGATAGCTTCGTCTGCATAAACAGTGTAAATCGATCCGTTGCTTGCGAAACTTAGGCCCACTTTTATTGTGCTTCCAACGTTTGAAGATGTAGTAGATACTGTCAATCGTTGCCAACCACCTCCAGAATGGGCTGTACCTGTTACTACACTGTCTGAATCTATTTGCACCATTGGTGATACAAGGTCTGCGTATTTTGAATATACCCATATTGAAAAGTTTAACTCCTCTGATTCATAGTTTGTAGGATCAGTTACTGACAAAGTAAATGTTCCAGTACTGCTTGCAGCACAAGTTAGCTTAGCAGACCTCTGACCTCTGTAAACCATAAAGTTATTAGGAGATGTAGTGTCTGCCTCTACTGCTGCTGTTATATTAGCTGAATCTGTCCAGTTTGTTAATGCACTAGAACTGGCTTCCATGTCGCAATTTTGATCATTAATAATATTTTCTGCAAATGTTTTACTTTCTATTTTAGGCACAATGTATACCTGGCGTATGTAACCAGGCTCTATAGAGCTTGGCCTTTCGTACCTAGCTTGACCAGGAGCAACTGTGTGCGTCCTGTCATCAATTCTTTTAAACAAAGCTGGAAACGCTTGATTAGCTGCATCATTTATAGAATCTCTTAGCTGGTCAGGGTCATACCTGTATATTTCAAAAGTAGCCTGTGTGCTACTATCTGATGTCAAAGCAGTGCCAGTAACAGTAATTGTGCCACTGCTAGCAACATAATCTGAAATAAGTCTTACTTCGTTTAAATTATTACCACTTGTGATTTTAATAAAAGAGTCGTTTAATACATCATCATCTGTAAAACCTAAATCTGTAAGCTCTGTAGATACTACCGATGTGTTTGCTGCAATAGCAGTTGTAGTAGTAAATGAACCTATGTATGCACCAACCCTTCTTCCGAGTTTAGGTAATATTGCTGATAGTGTAGTTGTAGTAGCCATTAAACTGGAACCTCCGTAGCTTTTCCTGTTTGAGCATCAACTCTAATTCTAAGAGGTCTTACAAATCCACTCTTTTCAGTTTTCATAAAAAGTATATCAGTTGCAACAATTTCGCCTGTAGCAGGGTCAGTAATTTGAAAAGTATTAAGCACAGGCATTCTGCCAGCCATTTTTTGCATAGCCATTTGCTTCTTGTGTTCTTCTACCGTAGAACCAGATGTAGTTTCTCTTTGTTTTCTTACAGCTTCATAAGCTTTCTCACCAGCTTTAGTGTCGTCAGAATGTTTGGTAGCTAAGTCACCTGCAATCTGAGCATGCGATTCTTTATCACCATACCCAATCTTGCCTTCAGGTATAACCATTTTTAGCCTTCTGCCATTCTTTTCAACAACATGTTCTGATACAGAAATCTCTGGTTCTTCTTTAAATATGTTATTTTTGTTGGCTTTAGTATATTTACCCATAGCCTATTACGTTCCTGATTTAATTGTCACGCAATGGTTTCCTGAGTTTTTTACACCATAAGCTACGTTTATAACTGCATCTGTGCTTGTTGCTTCAACCATTTTAATCATGTCTAAAGTATCTCTACCTTCTATTTCCATAATTTCTGTAGCAGCAACCAACACGCCTACAGCAGTAGCTGGGTCAGTTCCATCTATTCTAAATCTTATACTAGCCGTTTCAACCTTTATGGTTGCAAAGTTAACGTCAGAAGGGACTGTTAAAGACCTAACTGTAGCGTCAACTGTTAATTTTTGATGTCCAAATGCCATCTTATCTCCTTTATGATAAGGCGAGGGGGATTCTAACTAAATAGTCCTATTGTTATGTTAAGACCTCGCCTTATCAATTATTCAGTTTTTACGCATCAGATGCGGCTACGCCGATCCAACCATTATCAACTCCTGTCCATGTAAGGATAGCAGTTTCATTTTGTGTTGGAGTACAGATAGTACCAGTAGTTGATGAACCGTTCCATCCTCTAATAGTAATAACTTCTGATCCATCAGCAGTATTGCTGATAATAAAGCTTCCGCCTTGTAGGTCTGCATATCTTGCAGTGCCACCAGTTCCAGTTCCTTCAGAGTTAATATCTGTAGTAGCTGTTCTTAGATCTGGAAGGTCACAGTTTCTACCAGAACCTCCTGGGTCTAAGAATTGGTATTTTGCGCTAGTGGCAGTTAAAGTTTTTGCGCCTGACAAAGTTTCAGCATTTGATGAATCGTACTTAGTACCTTGACTCATAATAATTCTCCTTTATTTTTTTCAGGTTTTGGTTTCTCCGTTTCCATCTTGGGGAGCTGCTCTTTCTTTTGCGATCTCTGAGATGCTTCTACCTTTGCAGGGAGCTTCATCAGTCCGCCTTTCTCAAGATACCCAACGATGCTTTCTGGAAACATCCTGGCTTTGGTTTTATCTAACCTAACTGTTTTCCCATCAAGAGATTTAGCAGGTAAATATATGTAAGCCATAGTAGGATCATCAGTCCATTCAGGTTCAGGAAGTTCCTCAAGGTTGTTGTCTTTAAGATATTTCTCAAGGACTATACCCCAGTTATTCTCAAACTTTAATGATTGTACGATGGTTTCCCATCTGCCTAATAAAGTAGTCATTTCTTTCTACCTCTCCTACCACGTCTTCGTTTCCCAGCTTTAACCTGACTCTGGGGAGCAACCCCCTCGGCCATGCTGGAAGACGGAGAACCAATAATTTCTTTTTTAGTTTTGACGAATGATGGTATCCATTCGCCAGTGAAGACTATATTTTTACCCTGCAACTTAGATTGCCTTCTTACTTTCTTCAAGTAGTGGTCAACCATTTCAAGTTTTACCCTAAAAGGATCTCCGCTAATTGAGTCATAGATAGTTGTATACAAGTGTTCATCATTGTTATCAATAATTTTACTGTAATAATCTTGTTGCTGAGTTGCCATCTAATCTCCTATATTGCGTCTGCTGCTCCAAGCATTTCCACACCCCAAGGGTCAGCAATTTCTGCTTCTCCCCATTCACCAACCATTACCATTTCAGTACCTCTTAGTGAAGCATCTCTTTCTTCTTCAGCTTCCATTTCGTGAGCCATAGCTAATGCGATTGCTTGTGGTACAAATACTGCACCTTTAACATCACCAGAGCCATCTCTACCTAATACACCTGATTGGTATATTGGAATGCCAAAGATTTTTTCGTTACCTCTAAAGTAGTTTTGTACCACTTCTGCTGTAATACCTTCTGGAATTGGTTGAGCTGCCATACCAGTAGAACCACCACCTTGGATGCCAGTTGCTTCTTGTACGAATGCTCTTATTTGTTCTGGGTGGAATACACCGTTAGGTGTTCCTGGCGCCATACCATATGACGAGTTGTTATCTGTTTTTAAGTAAGATACAGCTCCTGCAACGTGGTAGTAAGTAAGGTAACTACCAGCTGAACCAATTGAGTTTGAGAACCCATCGAATAAGCTGATAAGGTCGTCTTCAAGTAATCTACCTAAAGCTCCACCTTGTACTTCACCAACGTGAGAAAGTATATCTTCGTTGTTTTGCCTAGACAGTCTGTCAGAAACAAAAGTCATGATACCGTGTTCAGAAGCAGTAATGCTTGTCACAGTAACAGACAATTGTTGAGGAGCAGTAATGTCCACACCCTCAGTTAATGCTGCTGCATCGTTTCTACCCCAGATAGGAATATTAACTTGCTTTGCACCTTGAGGGATATCATATCTAGAAACCAACTGGTTTGTAGGACCAGCTGGCTCAATGTTTGAAATAGCCGAAGCTATAACAATGTTTGACATGTCAGATAGACTAGAACTAGACGATAATGTCAATCCTGTTGCCATTGTATTTTATCCTTTTTAAAGTTGTTTTTTTAAGTTTCTGTATTGTGTAGAATCTATCTGCCCGTTAGCAAAAGCTTTAGAAAGGTCACCTAAACTATTGTAGGCACGCTTCGGTTGAGTCGGCGCACCCTGTGTAGTAGGTGGAACCTTCTGTGTAGCAGGCTCAGACACTACAGTTTTAGTTGTTCCAGCAATCTTTTTAAGGTTTTGGTTAGCTAGTTTTACAGACTGAGAAAAACTCATATTCTGATTCCAACCTTCCCATACACGACTGTCACTTCTGACGTCTAAGTTTGTTAAACCTAATGTAGACGCTGTATCTCTTACAACAGAATCTAAGTCTTCAAGATTTTCAGGAGTTAAGCTTGAGCCTTGGCTCTGAGGGTTATCCATGTTTTCGATTAACCGATCAAGTTTTTCTTCTTTTGCTTTTTTTTCTCTCTCTGCAATCTTTTGGTTCAATACATCTTTTTGATCTTCATCCAATATAGATGAGAAATCATTCATGAATTCTTGTATTTGAGCCTTAGCTCCATCCTGAATTTCCTGAACCTTTTGATTTGTGTACTGCTGAGCTCGTCCTTGTGCATTATCAAATGCAGTCTTACGTTCTTCCAGCACTCTATCTAAATCCTGCTGTGTTAAGTAATTAGGTTGTTCAGCCTGATCTGCCGTAGCTTCTACGTTCTTTGCCGCTTCTGCAACTGGATCAACCTTTTCCTCTACTGCTGTTTCTTCAACAGCTTCTTCAGAAACCGTAGTTTCTTCAGTTTGTTCAATATTATCTTTTTCTGTGGTCATAGCCGTAGCCTCCCAATGATTATCTAATTTTGATTATAATACCCAATTTATTGTCCTGCAACCCTCCATTTAGGAACATACTCTTCAAAAGGGAATCTAGACTTCAATTCATCTTCTCTTCCAAAGTTAGCAGGATTAGCTAAAGATTCAGCAAAACCCCACCTGTAAAGAAAAGCATCTAGCTCTGGATTAAACCTTCTAAGCTCTAATCTAAGTCTTTCCCATTCTTTCAAAGCCTGTTTAAAACCTTGGTTGTTTTCTTCAATTAATTGTCTTTTTCTATCGTCATATTTAGATAAATACCATTCACGGTATATATCATCAAACTGACCTTGGTATCTTGTTTGGAATATTTCTTTCCTAGTATCTTCCCAATACTGAGGAAAGTATTCATCTCTTCTTCTGTAAAATTCTTGGTTAAATCCTGTTGAATCCCATCTTCCTCCATATAGCTTGTCTTTGGCGTATGATTCATATTCAGAGCTGCCCCATCTTTGCCTCCACCCTTCTAGCTCTGTTTCTCTGCCTTCAAAGTCAAACATGTAACCTAAGTCCCATTTATCATCAAACATTATTTCAGCGTATTCGTCAGCAGCAAAATCTTCTACTCTTTCAAAATCCCCTAAACTACCTTTTATTGCCATTAGGTATGCTTCAACATCTGGATACTTTTCTGATATATTTTGAACATCATATCTGTATTGAGTTCTAGCTTTTTGTTCTCGTAATATATATTGCTCTAAACTAATTTCGTAACCTCTAAGAGAAGATTCAGCAGCTTGCACAGCATGGTTGTATAAAGCCCTTGCATCATCAACTTCATTAGCTTTAAGTTCAAAGTTTCTATCTAAACTAGAACCTCCAACAATTCTTCTCTTTTCAAATATTTCTGATTCAAGCTCTCTTAATCTTTGAACATTAGGATCAGCTTCTACATCATTAGATTCAGTTATTAATCTTTTCTGAAGATCATTTAAACTTCTCCAATTAGTTTTGTAGTATTGCTGAGCCAACATATCTCTAACTTCTTTTCTTTTTTCATAGTCACTAATTGGGTTGGTTCTTAGTCCTATAAACTCAGTACCACCACCTAGCACTCCGTTCTCAAACAAAGAGTCTAACCAGAATGGAGTAGCACTTGATCCTAATTCCTGGAACCAGTCACCTCTAAATGGTTTTAATTCTTCTCCTAAAAAGTTAGCACCCATTCCTAAGTCCCACATACTAGAACCAGCTGGTGAGGTTCTTGATCGCAACCAGTATAATATCTGGTTATTTTGTAAATAGTCTTTAATGCCTGTTTCATCAAATCCAGCCCTGCCTCTGCCAGACCCTGTAAGCAATAAAGGAGAGTCAAGTATATCGCCTCTAAATGCAGGATCATTAGCTATTTTACCGACCAATCTTGCCATAGATGTCCAAGCTGAACCAAACCCAACATTTACGTTTCCAATTTGTGTTGTTAAAAACTTACCACTTGTTGGGTCAAGGTTTATATGTTGGTCTATGTCCTCACCTCTTACCTTAGCATTTAATGCAGCAAACCCAAGATGAGTTGCTATTCCAGCTCCCATCATAGATTGTAATGCTCTCCTTGCTTCTTGGCCTTGTAAGTCACCTTTTACAACAGAACCTATTAATCCTAATGTAGCTCTTGTATATGAAGGAGAAAAGAATATTACAGACCTTTCTATGTTAGATTGTCTAGCGCTTATTCCTGCTCGTCTGCTTGAAAATGCTCCTGTCATTCCGTTTATGTATTCAGCTAGCTGAGTTAATTGCTGTTCCATTACATCATCTGCAACACCACTTCTTAGTATTTGTTGATAATGTGCATCCCATAACCCTTCTCTTATCATATCTCCGTATGCTTCAAAGCTGGCTTGAAACCCATCTAATACATCTGCACCCTTGTCTATTGCAGCTCTTGATTGTTTAAATCCAGGAACAGAGTCTTTAGCTTGCAAGTTATTAACTCTACCTTCTGAAAGTAATTTATTAAACACAGTCCTGTTGTTTGCTGCCCTAAAGTAATCGTTACCAGCATTACTCATCAAGACTCCATAGTTTGCCATCAAAGCAAAGTTCTTTCTTTTTTTATTAATTAACTCGGCATGCAATCTTGGAGCATCACCATCTTTTACACCTCTCCATATCAACTGCCCCATTGTTTTAGTTCCATTAACCCAAGAACCTAAATACGCCTTTTTTAGTTTCATATCTGTTGTGCCAAGACCTCTTAAAAGAGTCGGTAATCCATGTAAAAATGCTGTACCTGCGTCAAAACCTGTTTGAACTAATCTAAAGTAGTCGTTTACAGTTGCTGTCTTAGAAGCTGCAATATCAAAAGGGTTTTCTTTATTTATGTTTAAAAACTTCTCAATGTTACTAGCTGTTTTATCATCAAAAAACAAGTTTCTTTTAGCCAAAGCTTTTACTTCGTTTTGTATTTGACCTCTTTGGTCTGTTACCATTCTAAGCTGTACAGCTTCTTCTCCATACAAACCTGAAAGCTTTTTCTGGGTTTTGTTTAGTTTTATATCTTTGCCACCCATCTTTGCTATTTTGTTTTTGTAGTAAAGAACATCTTTATCAAAATCTCGTTCTAATTCGTCTAAATAATCTTTAATTATTCGTTGAACATCTCCCTGAACTTTATCATCAGGGTTCTTTAACATTTCTTTTATTTTGTTATATTCTTTGTTCCAGTTTTTAGCGTCTGAAGGAATAAGGTTTGCTTGGTTTTCTCTCAAAGCCCTGTCTAAGTCATCAACTATGTCATTGCCAAGATTCCCTCCAACACTAACAAAGTTTTGAATTTTTTGTATTTCATCAGCTTTTTTACGGAACTCTTTTACTTTGTCACCCCACTGTTGAAGTCTTGTTACATCAAATTTAGCTGCTTTTAATTGTTGATGAGAAATGTTTTCTAATCTTCTTACTACTTGTTCATCTGCAATTTCTTTATAAACAGAATTTAAAAATTCTTCTGCCATTTGAGCTGGGTCTTGGTTGTACACTAAACTTCTTTCATCTATACCATCTATTACGCTGTCAAAAAACCTATTTCTGCTAATTGTTGTTGGTTTAAGTGCACCATTAGAAAGCCTTGACCAGTCTTGCCTATCAATTAAATCTTGATACTCAGCCAAGTTTTCAACGATGTGATGGACATAATTTCCTGTAGTGTTTACAAATAAGTTATTAGGGGGTATTCCTTTTCTTGATAATAAATGAGCCCCTTCATCAAACAAAGTGTAGTAATTTTTAAGATAGTTAACCATGTCAGGTGGCAAATTAAAATACTGTTCGTACAACCTAATTGGTTTACCAAAAGGCCCGTTGTAATCTACTACGTATCCAGCCATATCTAAAAAGTCAGCAACGTTCATTGTAATGTTATCTGCATCTCTTGGAAGATCAGGGTATTTTTTTGCAAACAGATTTAAAACATCATTAGGTATAGCATTCATAGCTTTTAGGTTAGCCCATTTAAATTTATCTTTATCTGGCCCGTCAGCTAAAAAGTTATCTCCAAAGTGATGAATTTGTTTTACACCATCATCGTTTGCCCAAGAAAACGCATCTGCCTTTTTACCAGGATTATGCAATACACTGTCTATGTTTTCGTAAGCAGCATCCAAATCTCTTTTTATGTTTCTTGCTATAGCATTAAGAGCAGATCCGCTGTCTTCAGTTACATCAATAACACTATCAAGACCTTTGAGTCTTCTTTTTGATGGCGTAGTTATTATTAATTTATTGTTATCTATACCTCTCCTTAAAGCGTTTATCATGCTCATTGCTGATGTATAACTTTGAATTGGAGCTCTTGCTTTTCCACCAATAGATACTGCTCCAGGATTAACTCCTCTTTGTGGAGGAAAGATTTGATCTCTGATTTGATCTAGGTTAGCAAACTGATCTATATCCACTTCCTCTATATTTTTAACTAATTTTCTTGCATCACCATAAGCATCAATAAGTTCTTGTGCTTGTTGAGGACTAAAACCACCTTCTACCAAGCCTTCACGCTGAACCACAGTATTTGCCCAATTCATAAAAGCTTGTTTATCAACAATGCTTTCTTCTCGTGGATTAAAACCTATTCTCATGCCCTGTTCTATTTCATCCATAGTGCCTAGGAAAAATTCTTCTGCTGCTTCTGCTGCTTTAGGATTTCTAAAATGCTGCCATTCGTGTTCTAATACAAAATTTTCATAATCTTCATAAGTAGGAAAAAGTTCTTTACTTGGTCTTACTCTTTCCCATATTTTGTCACCTTCTTGTATAGCAGCATCAAATTGTCCAGGAACAGGTTGTCTTTGTTTTCCTGTTACAGGATCTATTGGTGTCTTTACAATTCCATCTGGTGCTCCTGCTGCTGTTTCTTTTAAACCTCTATCGTAATCTCTTCTTATTGCAGCTCTGTTTATTGTAATTTTATAAGGAACGTTGGCTTTTGCGCTTAAAGGAGCTGATCCTTCTACATATTTACCAGTATTCCTTTCTGCCGCAGTAATAATAATTTTTTCTGCTTTATCAGGCGTTACTGTTATTGGTGTCTGTTCTCGGTAACTTGCCATAGAGCCTTTTGGTTCTAAACGAGCTAACCTAGGGTTATCAACCACTGGTATACCTTTATATAATTTTTGCTTAGAAGGAGTTTTAGCAAAGTCTGCAAATCTAGCTCCATTGTCAGTTAGCTTTGTAACATCATAGTTTTTAACAGCATCAAATAAATTTTGTTGCAAAAAAGGATCTTGATCATATCTATCAAAAACATTTTCTACTAGCTCAGCATATGCCTGATTGACGTTTGCTTTGTTTTTGTTAATTGAATCAATTGCTTCATTAAATTCTCTAGGCCTTCTGCCTACTGCTTTTCCTCTTGCTTTTTTTAATTCATTAAATAGTTCTTCAGACTTTCTTAATTGTTCTGCTGCTGTTTCTAGTTTTGACAAATCTTTTTTTACTAATTGTTTTAAAGTTTTTGGGTAATCTGGATCATTTTTAGAAATATATCTTATTCCTCCTTTTATTGTTCCACCTTTTTTCATATGACCCATGCTCATATAATAATTTTGAGCACGTTTAATTTGTTCATTAGATGGCGCAAAATCAATTGCATAAGTATCTACATAGAAAGCATCACCTTCATTGTATTTAACATAATGCCCTTTGCCTGGCTGTAAAGCAGTTTCTACAGTTGAATCTATTCTGCTAGTTGCTTCCCAAGCACTCATGTTATCTGCGCTAGCATTTAGTTTTGCAGTTAATGCTTCTATTCCTTCATCTGTAAGTCCTGATTGTTCTCCTATTTCTTGCGCAGTCTTTTTTATACTGCCTCTAGTGCTAGCACCTAATCTCCCCATTGCACGAAAACCACCATTTACTTCACCTATAGACCATTCGCCAGTAAGTTCGTCTAAGAAAAAAGCAATTTCTCCTTCAAGAATCCTTTCATCTCCGTAAGCAAAATAAGACTCCATGGCTTTGTTTCTTTTTGCAATTACTTTTTCTTTTCTTATAGGAACTGTTAAAGCTGTGTATTTTTCTAAAACATCAAGACCATCTTTTTTAACAGTCCTTTCTACATCTCCTATTGTTATGCCATTTTTTTTAGCTATATCTTCAAAAGATTGGCCAGGTGCTCTAAGTTTTGCTATAGCTCTAGTAACCCAACCTGCTCCACCTATTGCATCTGCATGAAATGCTAATTCAGCCCTGCCTTCTAGTGTTGCACCGAGAGTATATGCAGGATTCCACAGCTTGTGTATGTTTTTAACACCCATTAAAAAATGTCTGCCAGGATTTAATTTACTTAATCTTTTTGCTTCATCGCTATTGGCATATCTTAAGAAATCACCAATTAGTCCTTCTCTATTGACACCTGCTCTTTCTATAGCACTGTCATAATTTGAAGGATCCATTACTTGAGTGTTAACTTTTGTGTCTAACCTAACATTGTCAAGGTCTATTAATCTTCCATTCTTAACTCTAAGTCTTACATCACCACCTGTTCTAATTTGAGTTTGTTGATGTTTTGACAAAGTGTTCCAAGTACCCTTGACTTTTAAAGACTTTATAAAATCTCTGGTATTTTCTTTAACTAGGTCTAAGTTTCTAAGTTGTGCGTCAAAATCTTGTCCTTTTTCTAAAAGTCTTTGACCTTCTTTTCTTATACCCTTAACACCAGGGAGAAGGCTAGTTACTGTAGACACTCCTTTTCCTATAGGTCTAAATATTGCTCCTACAGGTATTGCCATACTTGCAAGACCAACAGGATCAACAATCATTTCTACTGCACCCTTAACACCTAAGTTAAAACCAAAGCCATCTTCTCCTTTATCAGGGTCTGCTCCAAATCTTTTTGTTGCAAACTGTGATTGCCTCCACGCTTCACCTGGACTCATACCCTTATTCATATTTCTTTTAACTTGCTGACTAAACGGAGATGCAACTACACCAGCTGTAAACTCAGTAGCTTTTTGCCAGCCTTCAAGACCTTTCATTAATCCTTGACCAATATAACTAAAAGGGTTTAGGTTAATTCCATCATCATTAGGCAACTCTACTCCAGGTTGCATTTGTAAAGGTTCACTTACGTTACGTCCTTTATCGTGCAAACCAAACCCATGAGAAGCGCTTAATAAACCTCTGTATGTTTTGTTTTGAGAATCTTGCCTTGCTTGTATTTCTTGTCTTAAAGCTTGTGTTTCAGGGTTGTCAAAAAACTGGCCTGTACGCTTAGATTCCTCTAATAAAGCCTGAAGTCTTCTTATTTTTTCATCTTCTTTTTCTTTTTCTCGTGTTCTATTTTGAAAAGCTGTAGAGCTTTCCCATGGTGATCTATCTCCGAATGGTGTTCTTGGCATTAATCACCTCACGAAATCATTGCTGATAATTGTCCAAATGGTCCTGTTTCCTGAAACGCTTGTGGAGTTACATCTTGTGCCATTCTAATAAACGTTTGCGGATCAATTCCTAATGCAGACAATGCACCCTGCAAGTATTCAATCCTGCTTGGAGTCATTTCTGTTAATTGCCCCATAGTTGGAACAGTTTCAAACGGAAGTTCTCCGGAGATTATAGTTACAAAAGCACCAAGTGCTTGTGGGTTAGTAAGCAAAGCCATTAAAGAATTCATTTCTTGCGATCTGCTTTCAGACCTTATTTCAGCCAATCTTTCCTCTGATGTCAAACCACCTCTAGCAAGTAATGCTTGTAAGCTTCTATCTTCATCTTGAGTTAAGCCTCCACGACCTATTTCTATTTGAGCAGCTTTAAATTCTTCTGGGGTTTCATATCCACCCTGAAACTGCATTTGTGCTAATTCTCTCTGGAATTCTAGTTGCTCTGGCTGTGCATCAAGCTCAGCTTGATACTTTTCTTTTTCAAACTCTAGCTGTGCTTTTTGCAACTCTTCTTGAACTTCAGCATTTATTTCTGCAATTTGTATTGCTTCAGTATCTGTTAGTCTAGCTAATTCTTTAGCATAGTCATTCCTAATTCTTTCTATCTCTTTAAGGTCGTTAAATTCTGCTAATCTCAAAGCTGCTGCATCCTCACTGTAAACCAATTGAGCTATTTTTTCAGCAGAAGTATTGTTTTCTTTTGCTATTCTTTCTTGAGCTTCAGTTTGCAACTCAACTACTTCAACTTGAGTTCTGTTAGAACCTTCAGCTATTAATTGAGCTGATAAATTATTTTTAGTAGCAACATTATTAGCACTTTGCATTTGTATTTGAGCAACATCTGTTTGCGCATCAGATTGTATTCTAGCTATATCTTCTTTGCTTAAGTTTGTTGCCTGAGCTATTCTTGTTTGAATGTCACCCTTAATTCTTTCTACTTCTCTTTGGTTTAATCCAGTAATCTCAGCCACTTCTTTAGCGCTTCTAGTGTTTATCAAAGCTACTTGCTGTTGAGATAGCCCATTAATTTGAGCAACATCTCTGGATGCGTTAGCACTAACTTCTGCTATACGTTCATTAGACTGATTGCTTGCTTGCGCAATCATCTCAGAGCTTCTTAACTGAGCATTATTAATTCTTTCGTTAGATTGCATTTGCATTTGGTCACTAGCAAATCCTAGTTGAGCTCTGTAGTCATCACTTCGAGCTTGCATTCCAGCTATATCTAAAGCGTTGTTTACTGCTGCTGTATCAAGGTCTAATCTTGCTTGCTCTAAAGTTTCTTGCCTTCGTTGTGTTGCTTGTTCAAACGGCATACTTCTAGCTTGAGCATCACCAAACTGTCTTACTAATTGTGCAGCAGGCGAGTTACCTGTAGTATCGCTAATGCCTAATCTAATTATGCTATCTGGTAAACTTGCTGTTCCTCCCTCTTGAACTGTTCTTATTGCTTGCATTGCAGCATTAAAATCTTCTGGAGTTATTTGAGCACCCATAGTTAATTGAGTTTCAGTTGTTTCTTCTTGATCAGGTTGAGTTGCAGGAACAGCAGTAAACCTTCTTTCTCGTGTATCTGCTTCTCTTAATGCTCTTTCAGCATCAGTTTCTCCAAAAATAGAAGGGGCAGGAGCAAACTCACTTTGTGTAAATATACCTGCGTTTTGCAGTTTATTCATTACGTTATCTAATACATTAGGATCAAAAGAATTAAATTCAGCAGGAGTTACGCCTGCATTAAGAATTGCATTATTTTTCCTTACGTCTTCCATGTACATCATAAGAGATTGAGGTCCGCCTGGACCTTGACTCATCATTGCCTGTTCAAATGTACTAGGCTCTTGCATAAACTCTCTAAGTTGGAAATTTGTTCTTAAACCTAAATCTTGTCTTATATCTTGTCCTGTCTTTTGCCCGCTTTGAATTTGACTAGAAGTTAATTGTCCTCCTGGGCTTTGAGTATATGCTGCCGCAAACGGATCTTGTCCTGGGAAGTTCATCCCAAATCCACCAAACATTCCTGGAACAGAATACCCACCTCCACCGCCTCGGCTTACACCTGGCTCAAATGGAACAGTTTGATCTGTGCCAGAAAATGGCATAGTAGGCGGAGTTTGCACATCATAAGTTGTAGGTAACTGTGTTGATTCCATTCGGTTAAAGTCATAAGTTGGTGCAGGTGCAAAATTTTGCATATCTGAAAAAATCATTCCAGGGCTAGAATACTGACCCATTTGTTGAGTAAAAGGAGTTATAGCTTGTCTAGCTCTATTAACATCAATGTTTTGTGTGTTAGGTAAAGTAGCAACTGCATACGGGTTTGCCATACCATAGTATCTTCCAGTATCTTGAGAAAAATATGGAGTATTTGGACTTGAAGTATTTGTCCTCATCATTTCTTGAAAACTAGGATCAATCCCTACAACTTCAGTTCTTATTCTTCCAGGAGTAGTAGGAAAGTTTTTATTATAAGCTTCCAAAGCTTTTTGTTCATCTTCTCCGTAAGAAGTTGTGTACTGAACCCTGCTACCTATAGGTTTTGTAGGGTCATTAGCATCAAACTGCTGATCTTCAATTAATATTTGATATGGTTTTAGTTCTGCCATTAAAATCTCCTAAAAGGTGTGTCATCCCTACCTGCATAGTAAGGCCTATTTGGTTCCCTTCTTACTCTAGTTGTTTTGTTTCTATTAGGATCAGGAACATTTAATCCGCCCATGCTTTCATTTATATTTTTAAAAGCATTTTCAATCATTTCAAAGTATTTAACAAAACCTGCTTCTATTGGTTTTAACCCTTTTATTGATTTTTTTGTTTCATCTCTATATGCCATTATGCTCCTATATTACCAAGTCCTGGTGGGACTGGGCCTCCTGTAGTTGGTTGTGGACCTCTTCTTGGGCTAGCAAGTTGCTGTCCAATTTGATTTTGTTCTTCTATGCTACCAGGTATTACTGGTCTAACTGGACCAGTTCCTACACCTGATTGATTGCCCATTGCAAAGTTTCCTGCATTAGGTAACTGCATAGATCCTTGTGTATTCATTATATTCTGTGCCATTTGTCTTGGATCAAATCCTCCAGTTGCACCTTGTTGTGCAGCCTGAACTGCTTGCTGTAGAATCGGTAAACTTTGTGCAGCCAACATGCTAAACGCTTCTTGTATCTGCGGAAGGTTAAAGAAATCTTCAGCTATTCTATTACCCACAACTTCTAGCGGGTTAGATACGCCAGCTTTACGAAGAGCTGTAGTCCAGTCCACAAACCCTGTTCTCCATGTATCTCTCCATAATGACAATTTTCGTTCTTGTTCTTCAGGACTTGTAGATGTTAAACGAACTGTGGAAACATAATGACCTCTAATATCGTTTGGTTTGATCTTGGCGTCTATTGCACCAGCCTCTGTGTTTCCAAATACGGTAACTGTGTCGCCAATAACATTCTCCACAATTCTAAGCACAATCTCGTTTGCTTCTTGCAAACCACGTTCAGTTGCATCAACTACAGCACCAAAGTTTAAACTAGCGATACCTGCTAAAACAGCAGTGTGATATCCAGATGCTGCACCTGTAGGCCTTTCACCTCTGGCTACAGCAGGAACTGTATTTGCTTCAATTGCTCTTTCAAGTGTACCCATCGCAGCAAGAATACTCTGTGGAGCTTCACTTACTGCTTGTGGTTCTACATCAACGTTAGGTGGTACGTAGTTACGTGCACCTGGTTCCTGTGAAAATTCTTGCATCACTTCTTCTGTCATACCACGTGGGCCTTTGAAGTTTAGAGATGACCATGCGTTTCTAGATACAATGTCTAAGTATTGCGAAGCTAATCTTGATTCTGCTCTAATCATTCCGAAGTTACCTGAACCAATACCTCTGTACATGTGTTCAGGTTTGTGACCGATAGTTTTAATTCCTGTTTGCGGATGGAATACAATCCATGGGATTCTTCCGTATGCGTGCCTTCTAGGCTCCATAGCCCATCTGCCACCTGCCATATAACCTACGTGTGTAGATGTCCAAACTTCTTGGAAATCACATTTACCATCTTTCATTTCACCTTCAAAGTCAGGGAAATGTGCCATTACCCATTCAGAATCTATTTCGGTGTTACGTATAATCCATCGTGGATGCGTGCTTGCTAAATCCCAAACACATTCCTGTGGATTTACAACTTCAGATATAATTGGAAACTTAAACTTTCGGCTTTCAGTAATCTCTTTTACAAGTCTTTCGTATTCTGCCATATCGCCACCTTCTTCTGGTGGTTCTGGCATTTCACCCCATTGGTGTCCTGCAAATTCAAACTTAACAAGAGATACACCATATAATCCTTGGTGTTTAACAATTTCACGTTTAACAGGAGTATTTTGTTCCAACATGTGATGTGCGCCATTCAAAAACTTTTCAATAAGCTCTGCTCTTGCAGTAGCTCTTGGGCCTGGTGGCGGAACATCAATGTCCATAAATCTTGGGGAAGCATGAGCAACGAGAGTATCAATGATGGAGTGAAAGGTACCTAAGTTTACTTTTGTACCTCCCAAGGGAACCGAGAAGTCAAACTCCCCCAAATAAAATTCATCTGCTTCTGCGCAGTTATCGTAAAATGTTGCAAAAAAATCAGCAGCTCCACCTCTTGAAAGCTGAGTTTTTACCCATGCTTCACTTAATGTAGGTTCATTTAAAGGTGGGGCAGATAACAAATCAACAGTTTCTTCATATGCCGATTCCATTTCGCCTGTATTTGCTCTATAGCTATTTACCATTAATCTAATGCGTCCATTAATATGGATTCTTGTTGCGTGCTAATCTCTACCACTTCTCGTAGTTCTTTTAGCTGTTTTGCCTTTCTTTGCCTTTTCATGCGGGCAATACGTCCTTCTGTATAAGATACACCATTATTGGTCAATGGTGCAACAGTTTTTATTGTAAATACTGGTTCGTAGTCTTCTTCCATAGCTTCTGGAGGGTCGCATGCCATCAATGCAAGTACCTCGGCGTCCACCCAATCATCATGTGGACTATTAGGATGCCTAAAGCTGTAAGTCAAACCTTGCTGCTTTATCTCTATTGCATCTAATTCATTTTGCAGTTTTGTCCACTCAGGAGGAAAAGTAGTCGTTCCGTTTTGCAAAGCCACTGCATAATTGAGAAACAGTTGGTATTTAGTTTGGGGAGTAAACTTTTTACCTACAACTGGGACGCCTTGGTTTAAAAGTTCATCAAACAAAACATCACCACCCATACCTGTAGAGTCCATCATTACTGCTTCAACATTCCACATTGCAAGCTCAGATATGAGAGTTTCTTTCTGCAACACCCAATCAGTTTTTAACATTTCAACGTAATGCACAGATTCACGTGTAATTCTGTTTTTAATAATTAAAACAGTGGGGTCAACCTGTTTACCAAGGTCAAGCCCAGCTACATAATGATGCCCTTCAATTGGTTTTGACAACTCCTTGCCAACTGCTGCATCTTCAATCTTTTTGAAGAATCCACCACCCACATCTGGTTGTTTTGCCATTACCATACGTTCCCATATCCACTCTGCTGTAGTTTCTTTTTGTTTGCGTATGTTTTCTTTTTGCTGTTCTGTTAAATACATATTGTCAAAGCTAGTTGCTCTGACTGCGTAATTCTGTAGTGATGGGTTGTTTTCTGCATATTTAAACTGCCTAGAAAACCAATGTGATCTTGAAATAGGGGGTATACCTTCTGCAAAGATTCTACCCATACGACCTGGTGATTCAGTTACCCATTCTACCTTGTCCCAAGCTATTTGCTTGACGTCTTGAGATTCTGCTATGTGTAGAAAATCAAGACCCACAGTCTGTAATGTTTCAGGGTTGTCTGCGGATCGCAACTCCCAAAGCACACTCTTGCGGACAGTATCGGGTGCAAACACCCCGTTGGGCGTCCTTACTTCCAATTCTACATAATATTCATCTTCGTGCCAACAAGATCCACGACCACCTGCACGTGAATAATCTTTCCACATATACCTGGGTATGTATGCTTTCATCTCATTCCACACCTGACGCATCTGGGCTTTGGTCGGCGCAACAGTCCATATGTGTATGTCAGGTACAAGTGTGTCTGTTACATCGTTGCCGTTAACTATAAATTTAGTTTTGCTTGCTTCTAAAATAGTGGAGATAGCTTCTTGAATGGCTGCTCTACCTTTACCTGCCCTTCGTCCTGCCCATATCCATTTACGTTTTGCTTGATTACGGTGCATGTCCTCCTGCCAAGGAGAAGGGGTATACTTAGGCGTTTTCCTCTGTAACTCCTGCTTCGGCCTCAGACTTGTCTTCGTTCTCTTTCTTGGCATTTTCCTCTGGATTTATATCTCTAACAAATGGTTTTAATCCTTCTTCAACATCTTCCACCACAGATTCAGAATCTATTTTTTGTTCGTATTTGTCAAGTGCATGTTGTTTTTGACGCCTATATCTTTCGGTATCATACTCAATATTTGCAAACCATCCAGCAGAATCGACAATCTTGTGGTTTATTGGTGCTTGTCCGGCATTTGTTTCTAAGTTAATTATAGCAGACACACTCATCTCATTGGCATATTGCTCTACCAGGTTAGGGTGTTTTAGGTATTCACCAGTTGTTGCACACTTCGGGTAGTGTCCGTTTTTGCGGATAAACTCCACAACCTTCGCAAAGCTAGGCCTTTTGTTAACCTTAATTATCAAATCAGCAGCATCCATGTTTACTTCTTCTGCAATTGACTCTAGATCACCATGTGTCGGCAGCAGGATAAGTATTTTTCTAAACAACCTAGGGTATGACTCCCAATGTGGCAGTGCATCAATTACACGCTTTCTTAAACCATCAGGTGTCAGACCAGACAATCGTTTTGATGTCTTACCCTGTGGGATTAATCTCTTTGGTCTTTGTCTATACGGGTTATTATTATCAGCCATGTAGGGCATAATAACGCACAAACCCTAAACCCGTCAAGAGAGAAGAAACCCTTTCTTTTGGATATACGTAGTATATCTTTTCTTTAGGAAGTAGAGAGTAAGAGCTTAGAACTATAGTACTATCACACTACTCACGCACACACGTACCCCCCTATAGTCCCCCCATTCTAGGATAGAGAAAAAGTACTCAGCGCTGTGAGAACTACCATAGGTTCTACAAGGGGCGGTCATCGGCCATTGGCGCTAGCTCTATCTGCTAGCTCTTTTTCTAAAGTAACGAACAGGGCGGGTAGCATACACTCTATCACGTACAGTGCTAGCCACAATCCTGGAGCATTGCGTCTGGCACTACTGTTCCACAGACGGCTCAAGAACCACATGGCTAGGTTCTTAAGAATCTCCTAGCTATCTCTCTCTGATGGACGAAGATTATCACAACCAGGGGCAGTCAACCCGTAAAGGGTCAGAACTATGTTCTGTCGTGCAGGTTTCAGCCTGACCCGATGACAGGTGCTATGCACTTGTGATAAGAGTCCAAATTGGTAGAGAGATTTTCTCTATCGAAAGAAGTAAGTGAAAGGAACATTATGACTTACGAAGAAACAACTAACACACTATACAGACAAGGTTTTCAGCCTAAGAATACATTGAAAGACTTGGTTGGCGACAGGGCATCTAGCCTAATCGCACCTACTTTACAAAATGTAGATACTGGGCTGAAGTCCACATCTAAGCCAAGGGGTGAAGAACTCACTAGGATAACTAATCCGCAAAATGCGTATCTTCAACCGTTGGCAAATCCAGTGGAACTTGTCTGTGAAGCAACAAGTGAGAAGCTTGGCGAAGTTACTAAAGTAGTAGCTAAGGCTGTAATTCTCATTAAAGACCAAGACACAGGCAAGTTACACGTTGCCAGTGCAAGATACACAGGCGTTGACAAACAAGCCAAGACTGTCTTTAAGAAAGCAGAACATGGAATTCAGAACTTTACGAATTACATGGGCTTTCATAAGTCACCTTTGCTTTGGAGTCTTGGCGCTGAGTTTGTCATGCCAGAAATCCAGCAACAGGAAGTTGGTAACTAATGGTGGATCGCAAGAAACACTATAGATTACTAACTCTTGTGTGGTTGCACATTGCGTTGCATACCAAGGAAGGATACTTAAATGACTTACGATGACTACTATTGGACTTGGGCGGATGATTTGGAGTTTTTAGTTGAAGACTTCATAACTGGCGAACTTATGTAAGCCAGCTAGGGGATGTACCTGAAAAGGTATGTCCCCTAATTTTTTGATCATTCTGCCTAGGGGTTCTTACCCCTAGGTAACCCCAGTTCTGGCACTTGGGTGCCAGAAAGTTCTAAAAAGTAGACTGGTCTACTTTTATGCCCCTTGTAGAACCATGCGTGAATCTTTGATTCGCGATGGAGCCTGGGGCTGGCATACACGAATAAAGACAACGACAGGATTGTTCATGATTTACACGAACTGATAAACATTAGGTTGATGAGTAACACTTAGTGAAGAACTTAACCACATCCCGTTAATGTTGTAAAGCTGCTCTACGAACGTGGCCCCAGGGGAAGTTCCAGGGAAAGTTCAAGGGAAGTTCAATTACACAATAACATGAAAATGCAGGCGCACATATAAGTATTATCTCTTTTATAAAAGTTCTTTAGAGAAACTGAAAGAACTTTTAAAAAGAGATAAAGGAAAGGAACACTCATGGAACAGCCTACTAGACCAACTCATGTCAACATTGACGGAGTTCTACACAAACTGATTAGTGTGTCTGATTACAACAAGATGCAAACAGATCGTATCAAGTTGCAATTAGAGTACGACACTCATCAGCAAGACATTCGTGACAACATTGATTTATGTCGTGTTATCACTGGTGATGACAAGTCACCATACTTTGGCAAGGCTACTGAAACTATGCGTTGGGATAACGTACAAGACCCAGTAGAATACGCCGACACTTACTTAAAACCATACACAATAGTTCAGGAGGACTAATGAACACAAGAAACATACGTTACGAACTACCAATGAACGAACCAATCGTTGTAGGTACCGATGACATCATCGTGGCTGGTAATGTTGTAGGTAGAGAAGACATTATCGCAGTACCTAACGACAAGTACACAAGTGACATGGAAGAACTTGCTTTGCTTCGCAAAGAGAAAGACGCATGTCAGTCTGCAATCAGGGACATGGCTGATGACGACCAAGACGTTAGCATGTTTACGGAAGATGTTTGGTTTCCCGATGATGTTGACGTAAACTGGCAACCAGACGACAAAGACATAGAAAGTGTATGGTACGAATAATGAGTAACACAATAGACAATTACGCAAAGTTTATAGGAACACAACAAGAAATACACAGAATCATAGGGTTCTTGATACAGAACGAAATTCCGTATTTAACGGGGAATGTAGTTGTGGGTGTAGACTCTAGCAACCATTTTGGTAAAGTGGTTCACGACTTAACTCTAAGGTTTGACACAGAAAACACTCCTGCTGACCTTCTCATGCGAGCTATCACGGATCTCTTTCCTGAGATTACACTCCAAGGGTGGTTTGCGTTTGATGGTGAGATAACCGAGTGGGAAGACGAGTTAGACTTATGAGTAGAAGTTGGAGAGAATGGAGCAAACACACAAGCAAAACTCCACGTAAGTGGAACAGAAAAAATCGTAGGGGTAGTGCAGTGCATTGTTGCAAGTTACATCACGATTGGTATGCACGTGAGTTTGACGAGTTACGTGATTTACGTGAAGGCAAGAAAGAGCATTTACGAGAAATACAAGACGCTATAAGGGGGAATTTATGAGTTTTTATAGTAGTGGTGGTTGTGTTATCGGGCCAGAAGGCGAAGACAAGTACGGAAATATTATAAGACACAACTACGATCCTGATAATACTGACGTGGAGATTTGTGTGATATGCTGTGAGATTATTCATGGCTATGGTCACAATCCGTATCCACTAGCAAATTTCGGGAAGTGCTGCACGAATTGTAGCGCAAAAGTTCTGAAGTCTAGGCTTCAGAAGAAATGGGGTGCTGGACGTTAGGTTCCTTTCTACCAGCATCCCTGCAACTAACAGACGCCCAGCCTTGTGCTGGGCGTTTTTATTTATCGGGGAGTGAGCAGTATGATGATATGTGGCGTATCTTTGGTGTCAAACCCGAAAGGGGCTCACCATCTTAACAGGCGGCAACTGGAGCCGTCATGGAGAAGACATATCCCCTTGCTCCCCACTAAACAACACAGAAAGGAGGCGTTATGCCTTACATACCAATGACTGAGCCCGAGAAACGTGCAATAGTCAAGCAAAAACTAGAGAAGTTGAACATACCAGTAGACAATGATGACACGTGGTTAGATGTTCAGATACTAGCAAAACAAAATGGCTTGGATATTACGCAGTTACTTAAGCCAGTTATACCTGACCACATGATGATGGACAAGAACAGCCAAATCAATCATGAGGTTCCTAAGCCTATCGAAGATAAAGACGTGGCTAAGGCACCTGAGCAACCTAAAAAGGTCGCTATGGGCTTTCAGCAAGACTCTGAAGCAAACCAAGACACTACTTCAGAAACAGGCTATTCATTATAAACAATTTGTGATAAACTTCACAAGAGAGAGAGAAACAATGGCAACTATTGGAGAACATCTGCACCACGTTGCAAGCAAGGCTGATGAGGCTCTAGCACGTGTAGAAGCAGAACCATTAAACGTAGCAGACTACATTGAAAGCAATGAATGGAAGTCTATACGAGAATACATTAAAAAAATTGCAAACAGAATAAATGACTAAAGGGGGAACTTATGTCACATATTAAATTTAATCCTGTAAGCGAAAGAAAACACGTAAACAGGTTCACCCAAGATGGTGAGAACATTATCAAATGGCTTGGCATGGCTAAGCCTTACCTATCAATACTCATGGGTCCAGCTGGTTGTGGTAAGACGCAAGCAGTTGAGGAGTATATCAGGCGTAACAACCTGAAAGCAGAGCACGTAGCCTGCCACCCAGGACTTGAGGCAAACGACATTACAGGTGGTTATGTGCCAAGAGTTGGTCCAGAATCACAACCACTAATCGGATGGCAAGATGGTCCATACACAAGAGCAGCTAAAGAAGGTCGTGTGATGTTACTTGATGAGATTACAAGACTAAACCAGCAACACGTTGGTAAGCTTATGAGTTCGCTTGACGAAACAAGACTGCTTACAAACCCAGAGTCTGGTGAGCCTACTATCAAGATTCACAAAGACTTTCACGTGATTGCTACAGCAAACCCACCGGCAACTGGTTACAACACTGTTAACCTTGATGAAGCGTTGAAGTCAAGAGCAATGATTTACAAATTCATTGACAAACCATTGTGTGATGAGAGAGCAACTCTTATGGACATACTTGGTGGTGATCAAGCATATGTAGATGCGTTTATGAAGTGGGCAGAAGACTTGAGATCAGATGCAAGTACAGCAATATCCACAAGAGATTTGTGTTACCTAGCCAAGATGGTTGGTAGGGGCTTTACTGCGATGGAAGCAATTGAATTAAATTACAAGGACAAAGTGTCTGACGACAAGAAAGGTGTCGTACTTACTGGTGCATCAGCACACTTTGAGAACTAGGGGGTTCTATGCCAAACAACTTTCTTAAGAAAAGATACAAAAGTCCAAATGATTTGCGTAGAGATCACAGAAACTTTACGAGCCATTTGGCAAAAGACATGCAAGTGTCATTCAACAACTTTGATGCTAACACAAACCTTGATACTGTGACTGGTATTAAAGTAGATTGGCGACATAATCTTGAGATCATCAGACCAAAAGGTCGTTTGACTTTCAACTCAAACCTGTTGGCTGCTGGTCAGGTTAAGTTTTCCAACCACAGATTGTCAAGGAATGTGCGTCAAAACATAGTCAAAAGACTTATAGAAAAGCACGACAGCGAGCCATACGTTCATGACAGAATGAATGGTAAAGAATACATGGCTTATGATCAAGCTTGTCAAATCTATGATGCTGTGTACAACATCTTAGAAAATTATCGTACAGCTAAAAAATCGGCTGAGCATTTTGGTAGACCAAAGATGTTGAAAGATCACATCAAAGACGTAACTGCATCAAACACAGACTGTTGGGAAACTGAGATTGAATACCATGAGTATGATCAAAGTAAACAAAAATACCCATCACAAAAGTGGGATGTCAAGTACAACATTTCGTGGTCTGAGCTTCGTAAGTGGATTTATGAGATCATTGGAGAGAGTGAGATCAAAGATCCGTTAGTGCAAAACATTGTGCACAAGCACAAACAATTGCTTAGAAACGCAAGCAGATCTACAAACAACACTTCACCAATACATGCAGCACTAACTGTTGCGTTGGACTTTGAGTCTAGTGTTCAAGAAGACTTAGCGAGTGGCCCTGGGCAAAGTCCTAACATTGAAGAAGATGAAAACTTTGATCCAAACTATCCAGACTACAATGGCACGTTGCCAGCTAGTGAAGCAAAAGATGTAGAAGAAGATGCACAAGCTATCATGAAGAACGGTATTGATGATCACTTGAAAGAAGTGAATGCACAATTCAAACAGCAAGGTCTTCCAGAGCAATCTGTTGATCCTGACGATGATCAAGACTTTGACAGATTGAGAGTTATGCAAGAAACCTACGACAACATGAAAAGACTTGACGTAAAGTGTACTGGCAGTCTTCAAAAGCCTGAAGGCACGTTTCAAATGGCTACAAATGCCAACCTTGAAGGTGTTCAGCTTGACGAAGCCTTAGACAGAAACAACACAAAACTTGGCTCTAATGGTTTCAGGTTGTCAAGAAAATCTTGGCGATTGCCTTTTCTTGGAGATACAGACGTGTTTCACAAGCACCCAGCAACAGCAGCTGAGATTATTACAATCATTGATGGCTCTGGTTCAATGGGCAGGGTTTTTCCTAAAACAGGACCAAAGGCTAAGCCTGACTACTATAGGGATCGTATCTTCCCAATGGAGCAAGCAGCAGAGATGGCACTTGCAATCAAGAAAAGATTTCCTGATTCTCATGCGTACATTTTTGGTGATCCATCAGGCAAAAGACAAAGCAAGTATGATATTGCAGGCTTATATCCAATTGATGGTGATACATTTCCAGAGTTTCCAGCTAGTGGTACGCCATTGTGTGGCGCACTTAAAGCATTGGAAAAGATACACAACTTAGATTCAGCAAGAATTATCATTGGCACAGATGGTGATGCTAACTGGTGTATGGGAGAAGACGCATACGAATGTGTTCATTCTGTGCTTGACAGCTGGAGAAACAAAGGTATCAGGGTTGCAACGTTGTACACTCCATACTATCCAAGTGAAGGCAAGGTACCTGGCTCGTTGCATGGTGACATCACTGTCACATTAGATCCTGATACACCAATTACAAATCAAGACATCAAAGATGTCTTTAGTTTCATAGGGGGATAATATGAAATACAATGACTATTCGCCAAAAGTAAGGAAGTATCTTACGTGGTCTTTAGAATACGCTATTATGCGTAGAATTAGCGACATGTTTAAGAAGCATCAAAAGGTGCCAACTCACATGGTTATGGCTGGCAACGTTATGAAAGCTAGTCCTAATGCAATCAATGACTTCAAAGAAACGGGTGAAGAAGCACTTAAGATGCTGCCTAAAGTCGTTAGAGATGGACTCAATTTTGATGATGCCTGGCAAAGTGTACCTGTGCCAATTGTTACGCCATTGCCACATGTAGATGATGACAAAAAAATGTATAGTTTCATGGAATATGCACTTAATCAGTCAGAATCGTTGATGTACATATACATCACAGAAGCCATTGGTGCACCAGAAAGCGTGTTAAATCAAAACGAAAAGCTTTTTGCGTCAAAGCCTAGTGATGCACACCCTGACAACATTAGCAACTATGTTGTCTTGAGTATAATGGCTAACAAACTAAAGCCTAAATTAGTTGCAGCTAAAGTTACACGAAACATAATCAATCGTGAAGGTGAATATGGTCGCAAGCTTGGAAGTTGGAAGCAACACCACAATGCAAAACTATTCACATCAAACTTGCCAACAACACAACACTTACAACCAGACTGGAGGAACAATGTCAGGTAAAGCTAAATACTGTGAAGAATGTAAAGGCTATGGTGGTCTTTATGTTCAAGTAATCAAAAGATATGGTGATGATCGGATCAAAGAAAGACACCCCGACAAACCAGCAAAAGAACCATGCGAACCTTGTAAAGGTACAGGTATGCTGTCTGTGACTACAGACAAAGTGCCAGTCTTTGACGTAGACGAAAGAGCTACTGCAAAGATGCGAACTGAAAACAATGAAGTGCAGAGTGGGGAAATACACTACTCACCAGAAGAAGATCCTGGTGCTGACGTAGACGTACCATCTGAAGCACCCGAACCAACAGAAGCTGATCTTGAGAACGAAATGGAAGAAATCCTAGCAGATCAGCAGGCAACAGAAGATGAAATGGTTGGGGAAGTAGTTGACGAAGACGATCCAGTTGTCTTTGAAGAAACTAGGATTGAAGACGAGGAGATGCCACTATGATGAACGAAGAATTTATTAGTGAAATCTTGTGGTACAAATCTCTAGCTAAGCAAGCAACAGCTAAAGCAAAGCAAATGGAGATTGAATTACGCAAAGAGTTCAGTGAAATTGGGCTAGACGCTACAGAAGTAGGCCCATACAAACTAACACTCAGTCATCAGTCAGTTGACTGGGATCCTGATATCATAGATACTATCAAAACAATCAATGGTGTCAGTGATGGTGACAAAGATAAATTGTTCATGCCAATTAAACGTAAAGCTAATGGCGTTCATCTCAACTCTATTGCCAAAAAGTATGGCAGAACAGTTGCAGAAAGAATAGACATGGCTAGAAAAGAAACTGGCGAAACGTTCAAGATATCAACTGACAGAACAGAAAACAATCTCATCGATATTGCTGCTGCTGAATTTTTACAGCAAGCAGACGATGAAGAACAACAAGAACAGGGGGACAATCTATGAGCAACATAGACAAATATGACGACTTAAAAGCAATCGCAAAAGACTTTCATGCGTCTGGCTTTTTTGCGTCAATCAAAAATCCACAACAAGCGTTGGTAACAATCATGGCTGGACGTGAGCTAGGCATGGGGCCATTCGAGGCAATGAGTAACATCTATGTCATACAAGGCAGACCAGCGTATTACGCACATAAATATGGCGATATGATCAAGAGATCAGGTAAATATGATTTCAAGGTCTTAACTCTCACAGACACAGAGTGTGTTATTCAATTTTCACAAGATGGGAAAATCATTGGGAAATCAGAATTTACGATGCAAGACGCTAAAAAAGCAGGGCTTGGGGGTACAAGCTGGACTAAGTATCCACGTAACATGTTGTACTCTAGAGCAATCAGCAATGGTGCTAAGTGGTACTGCCCTGATGCTTTTAATGGTGCTGCGTACACACCTGAAGAACTTGGTGCTGAAGTTGAGGTAGACGAACATGGCACAGAAACAGTGATATCTATACCTAGGGAAGATGTCGTAGTTCAAGATGCACCGACTCCTAATGATACGGAGCAAAGGGCAGAAACAAGTTCATCTTCCCCACAAACTGCTGAAGATAAACAGGAAGAACGTCCTGAAGGGGGCATACAGCTAGAGATTGACGAAACATTGTCACGACCTGGCGTTACTGTTACGAAAGCAGCTGACTTTGAGATAGGTCAGTTCTCAGAAAGAGCATCACAAAAAGGTGATCCAATGGGTTCAATATCTATCATAAGTGCATACACACTACCAGCTGGCGTAACTCAATACTGGGATGAATTTACTGTGAGTCCTTTTACCATGCAAGATAAATTGGACATGTACAGGGGACTTGAGCCTGGCGATAAGATAACTGCAAAGCTTATCTTTGAGAGCAAAGGTCCCAAGCAAAATTACCAGAACATAGACGTGGTAATGAAGCACCCATCTGATGACAATAAGTCAGAAGATGAGATGCCTTGGTAGTCCGTATCTGTTCTACTGCATGTTCACGTGGGGTGCCGTGCAGTAGAACTAGAACTATTAGAACTTATACAAATAGAACTAGAACAAAGGAACAATATGAACTATAGAACTAAACTATACAAATCCATATACGAAGAAGTTTGCGATGAAGCTGACGCCATTGACTGGGGTGATGCAACATACGGCGACAAAGTAGCATGGATTTCACAAGAAACAAGACGCAGACATGAACAGCGTTACAACAGACCAGATACTCCAGACATAGATTCAATCCAACTCAACAACTTTGAGAACAGGAGAGCATGATGAGTGAAGTTACACGAGAAGATAAGTACACAGTAATACTTGAATGGTGGGAGGAAGGTTGGAAAGGTGGAGATTTTGGCGACATCATGGATGAGTTGACAGGCTTACACATGGGAGAAAAACCATTGTGGCGATACAATGACGATGAACTAGATGCAGTTTATAAACAAGCACTAGGGGAGCTATTAGAATGAGTGATTTCAAACCACTGTTTGACAAAGCTGATCCACGTAAACACCCTAACAGGGATTTCTCTCAGCCAGTGTTGCCTGACAGAACAAGAAAGCAAGACCAATTTATAAAAGACGATAGCATCAGGATACGTGATAAATTTCCTGGTCATCGTATGCCACTATCATCTCCATGTTTTTGCGATGGTATGCTGTGGGTAATGCCCACAATAGATGGCAAGGTCTTTGGTGTAGGGCACCCTGACTTCGGTAAAGCCATAGCTTGCAGCTGTTACGCAGCAGAAAGCCAAGGCAAGAAACGTCAGTATCTCTGGTCTATGTCTGGTCTTAATCAAACTGATAACATACCAAAACTATCAGATTACAAAGAAAGCTTGTCGCAAGACGCTGGACACGCTAAGAACAGTGTGATTGAGTGGATTGAAGACAAAACAAACCCATGGCTAATACTTGTAGGGCCACCTGGTCTTGGCAAGACACACTTGTCAAAAGCAGCAACTGCCAATTTAATCGGGCTTGGAAAGCCTGTTATGTTTGCAACAGTAAGAGATGTGCTCAACAAGAGTCGTAGCTGGATTACGAGTAAGCAAAGCGATAAATGGGTTGAATATCTTGCAAGTTTAGAGAATATCCAGTATCTTGTGTTAGATGACTTAGGACAAGAATACTCCACCGACTGGAGTAGACAAGTCTTGTTCGACATTATTGACACACGATATGAAAGCAAAAGACCCACACTTATCACAACAAACATTCAATCATCTGAATGGAATGACTATCTTGGCAAAGCATGTGCTGACAGATTGCAGGACTATAATCTTAGCCTTCAAGTAGTTATGCGTGGTAAGAGTGTACGTCAAAAGCTAAACAGAGATGGATAGATCAACTTGGAAAAAATGGGAACGCAAGGTTGCTGAATGGTTTGGTGGCGATAAGGTTAATGCAAAAAGAATACCTGTTACAGGTAGAAACTCAGGCGATGTGCCTGACGTTGAAACAATCAAGTTTGCAATTGAAGTTAAAGCTGGCAAAGTAGTTAGTTCAAGGACGCTAAAGGCTGTAGAACAAGCTAAAAAAGCTGGGGCAACAACAAGAAAAATACCTGTTGTTGTACAAGTACACAAGCTTAACAATAGTAAAGCTATACCATTAGTTACCCTTGACCTTGCTACGTTCCTAAAAATTACAGAACCAATACGCAAAGAAGAAAAGCGTATAAAATTAAGTTTGGACAACTCTAAAGGGTTGAGTATTTAACATTCCAAAAAGCATAAAATAAAACTGTCCTACAACAGTTGCGAAGCATTCCAAAAAGATTTACAATGGGAATGTTCATATTTGATCCCTTAGATCAAAGTTATATAAGGGGCACACGATAAACGTTTTTCCTCCAAGAAAAATAATTGTGTGTCCCTTTTTTTATATCCTGAAATCAAATTGGTAAAAACTCTTACGATCCCTACTCCCCTCACCACAATCAGGGCACAGCTCTACGCTATCTCCATATCCTGTTATAACCTCAAAAGTATCTGTATCGCAGTCAGGGTTATTGCACAAAAATTCATACAATGGCATTAGTCTGGTTTCCTTGCTACTTCTCCCATAAGCACTTCAACGTTACCATTTACTGCCCAATTAGCTGACGCAACTGTACTAGATACTGTCAACGCCTTAGTAACCAAGCTATTATCTCCACCCACCCTGTTAAAAGTTATCTCTATTTCACCCACGTCCAATTTCTTCAAATCGCATGATCCACCACTAGAAACTATGTTAATAAGGTTTAGTTCGTTTACGTATGTCGAAGAAGAAGTCATAGAGTCTAGTGGTGAAATGTGTATTCGATCATACAACCCACCTTCTGTCTGTAATAGGTCTGACATATAGTAACCACCCGAAACTCGCAAGTTTGGTATCGTAGAAGACGCTGTTTGGTACACAGAAAGCCCATCGGCCTGATTATCTCTTATCGTAATCTTGTTTGCGTTAATATTCTCTAAGTTTAAAGTCTTGCAACTATTCCTGCTAAATATAAGCTTGCCTATCTCTATCCTAGTATTATTACCATCAATCAATATAGCTTCAGTTTTACCTTCGGGTAACGCCGAAGCCTGGCCATTAGATGCGTAGGACGTACCTACGTTTACATCTGATATAGTAATTGTTTCAACTGGGGTATCGTTCAATAAAACTCTTAACGTATTAGTTGTAACTTCATTTTTAAACTGTTCTTCTAGTTCAGAGTTAGGTATTTCAGATGGAGCTAGGTATACTCCTGCGTCACGATTGCTAAAAGATCTCTCAGCTAATATAGTTTCATTTACAACTACACCAGTACCTACAGTAGAACCTACAGCTAAGAAGCTCATAGCCATCTGTGGACTAAAGCCCAGCTTCAGAAGAAAGCTGTACGGGCTTGATACAACCTGAAAAAATCTGTGCCACTTCTTACTTTCTTGATCAAGATAATCAATCTTTGCAAATATATAATCACGTATTATGACACCTTTTTTATAGGCCTGGATAGATAGCAGCAGCGGAGATTTAACAACGAGAACAATCATTCTTTTAAATGCACGTAATATTTCATACGCAAAGTTAGCTGCGCCTTTAACTACTGCAAAGGGGATTCCTAGTATTTTTTTAATTATTCTTATTATTTTTTTCATTTTGAGTATACTTCTCCAATTACAATTATACCCGCTAAACACAAACCAAGTAAAACGCCTGACGCTACAAGGCTTTTTTTAGCTTTGTTTTTATTCACTTTCCAGGACCTTCATGCCTAGAGCTATGATTCCCCCTACACAGCCAGTAGCTATCTCGTTGTATTCATTAACAATACCTATGCAAGATAGTATACCTAAGACAATGATTGCCAAAAATATTTGTGGTCTTAGTTTTCCCATAAACTTCATTTCTTTTTCTTCTTCTTGTGTCTAGCTGCAAAGTTCCTGGCTGCTTCTTTGCTGCCAAATCCCCATGCTTTTAACGCTAGTTTTAATCTTGTTGGTCTGCCTTTCTTGTCTTTTAAAGGCCCTGCCATTCCACCAAATCGTGCAGCAAAGCTTACACGTCTAGGACTTGTGCCTGACTTTAATGGCCTTTTAAGATTAGATCCTTCTGTACGCTTAAAGTATGCACGTCCTGCCGCATTTAACCCTCCTTTAGGGTTCTGATATTTCTTTTTAGGCATTTCTTACCGCCTTTCTTACTTTTTTAGAATACTTAGCACGACTGCCTACACCACCAGCTTTACGTTTTTTACGATTGCTTGCAGCTTTTTCTGATGCAGTCATTCTGTCACGTACAGATTTAGGTAAATACCTTCCACGTTTACGTTTAGGTTTCTTTTCATCACCCTTAGTAACGTAACCCCATTTCTGTTTTCCCCATTTAGTTAATGATCTTTGTGACTTAGCTTTGGCCATTATCTGTAGCCTCCACCAGCTTTCTTGTATGCACGTGCAAGCATCTGTGCTTTTCGTGCAGACCATTTGCCGGCAGCTCCACCTTTACTTCCTGCTTTAATACGCTGAAATATACGTTTTCTCATAGCAGGTTTAGTGTAGTTACCAGCTTCATTAACCCGTGACTTAGTTTTCTTTTTAGTTGTTTTTTTTCTACTTGCCATTACCTTTTAATATTCCTAGCCCATTTTTACCTGCAAGTGTTAACCACTCTTGTGGTGTTACTTTGCCGTCTTCAAGTATATCTGCAAATAGTTTGCCTATTCTTTCTAGTTCTTTTTTCTCATCTACGTTTTTAAGTGTAGCCAAAAAAAACTTAACAATATTCTTGTATGGTTGTGGCATTAAAGGTAGTAGTGATGTAAATAGTTTCATAGTTCCTCCTGATTTACTCTACTTTCTTTTCTTCTTTTTGCCCGAAGACTTTTTTATCTTTATCTTCGGTTTTTTGTACTTGTACGGTTTTCCCATTGGCATGGTTAGCTCCTTCTTGTATCTGTCTGTTTAAGTCTAGAACAAGTAGTTCTAGCTCTGCTATTCTTTGATTCCGACCTTGTATCAAAGTTAATAAATCTGCTTTAGTTTGTTCTTCTGATGGCATTACTCCTCCTGATCTGCATCATAATCTTCTTGAGTTAAGTATACTTTAAGGTCTGCTGGCTCGCTACTTCCGTCTTGATCCCTAAATCTTTTTCGATGTGCATTTATGTTATTTAGTATTGCTGTGTCTATTGACCAACCATCTGTATCATGATACTTCATTACATTTCCATACCAAGTATGAACCGCAGTTACATCATTTATAACCTCATGAGTTGAAGTATTAATATCTCCAACAGTAAGTTTTTTTGCACCATTATTTATAGTTATATTTGCTTGAGTGCTTGTAAGGTTGATGTTTTCTATGTCAACAAGATTAGTAAAATAATATACTACTGTGTTGTCACTTTTTCTTCTAATTATACTAGCCATTATGGTGCTGCTCCTGTTGTTCCGTTATCTCCGACTTCAATAAGTCTTGTAAATTGTGTTTTTGAATTACTGTAATTAGTACATGCTCCAAGCATTGGTCCAAATGCAGTTCTGTCGTTAATAGCACAATCTCCAAAAGTATCGTATGGTCGCATTGAACTACCTGTTGTTGCTGTTTCTACAAACTGTACTCTAGCATCATAAACTGGATAAGTATCTGAAGTTGGGTGATGTCCAAAAACAGCATCTTGGATATCATCATTTGATGAATCACCGTCCCATTCAAGAATATGCCCAACTAAACTTTTTATATCTGTTCCATCAGTAAATGATGTTTCAACATTAAATTTAAATACAATACATCTTCCTCTGCCTTTTACATAATATACTCCGCCAAATGCACTATTGCCATTATGCCCGCCAAGGTAAGCATAGTTACCAATGCTTCCGCCAGATCTTGTATAACCTGCACCATCACTACCTGATATTGTATTGTACTTTAACTCATAACCATTAGTTACACCTTCTAATGCCATAATCATTCCATTACTGCCAAATTCAGGCACATAAGCTGCTTTTCTACCAGAATCACTAGGAGTATTTGGTAGCCTACCACCAAAGTCAAGCTCTCCAGCAAGCTCTAAAGTAAGATTATTAGTTCCACTTTGTTTAAGTACATTCATTTTGCCGCCAGTTGGGGACGAATTGCTTGATCCTTCATTGTAAATTAAAACAGTCCTTTGAATATTACTGTCATATACAGATGTAAAAATATCTTGTGCAGAGTTTTCAAATACTATTTCTGAACCTGAGTCCCATGAACCATCACTATCCATATGGAAAGCTGCTATGCAGTTTGCATCATCAGTATCTCTTTCATACATAATAGTATAAGTGTCATAGGTAGGGTTGTAATCAAAATAATTAGCACCACAAGTTTGTGTAGAATCTGAACCATTATTTGGATTTTGAACGTGTTTAGTATCACTACCACCTGTATCATTAAAATCACTTGATGAAAAATCGTATGGGTTTGTAGTGCTATGTGCTGCACCAACAGTAAATGATCGAACTGAAAATTCGTTATAATTGGTAGTGTCCATTGCAGCAAGAGCCATTCTATTTCTTGTTGCATCATAAATTAACTGAGTTGTATATGTTGTAACACTTGCAAAAACATACTCATCTCCCATATATGCAGTTGTACCAACAACTGTTACTGCTCTTATTGTGCCATAGCTACTATTGCCATCATCTCCGTAAGAAAATACCATTTGGTTTGTACCAGGGTGATAGCTGTTTGATAAACCCCACGACCTTCCTGAGTTCAAACCTTCTTCATTGCTAATATCTTGTATGCTAAAGTCAGCACTAATAACTAAATCCATTCCGTTGACATGAGTTATATCAGCAGCAGCAACACCATTTACTTTTGCTATGTCAGCAAAACCAACTCCATTTAATTCGTTTATCTCGTTACCCATTAACCTCTCTCTACAATGTCATAACTAGGGTTGAAAAACATTTTGTCTGCGTGTAATCCTACACCGACTACTTGCACTCTATCACCTGATGATGCTGGCAATGTCTTTGTTAAAGCACCTGCTGTATCTTCTGATACATACATTTCTCCACCTATTGTGCAGTCAAGTATATCTGCATCGTGTATAAATCCACTTAGCAATACTTTACCTGTGCCACTATTTGCTATATCTGCAATAGCTATACCTATTGCTGGCATCGTGCTGTCTGCATTTGCTCTTGCTAATGCTATTTGATTATCACCTGATATATATACTGCTTTACCTTTGGCTATTGTAGAGCCTGTAGCATTACTAAATGTCGCTGTAATACCAGAATAATTATTATCTGTTTGTGTGCTATCTAAATGCACATCTTTACCATCTGCAATAGTTACTGTGCCTGAAGGAGTTAAATCTCCTGTTACTGTTAATGTACTGCCATCAAACGTAAGGTTAGATTCAGATGTAACAGTTCCATCTCCGTCATCTGTAAGCAATTGGTTGTTTGAACCACTAACACCTGCTCCATGCAAATCAGTTACGTTGTTGGCGTGTATTGTAGCTGTGCTACTAATATCGGTAGACCAGTCGTAATGTTCTGCCGCAACAAAGTTACTTGCTGCATCATGGTCTACTGTAAACGTAAGGTCATACGGGTCAGCATCAGTTCCGTTGTCTGTATCAGTCCAGTCAATATCAATACCAGCACCTTCAACAAATTTAACTTCTTTGTTTTCAGTAATTGTTACTTCTGTACCATCACCATCTTCTATTACAAACCCATCACCCATATCTATTGTGTCACTACTAGCTGCTGCTATTGTTATTGCACCATCAGAATTTGTTATTGTTACATTGCTACCTTCTGTAAGAGTTGCTACTGCTGGTCCACTTGTACCACCAATAAGTAACTGTCCGTTGGTAGACATTGCTGCTGCTGAAACTGTGTCTGTACCAGAATCTTGTGTAATTAGTACAGCTTTATCTGCTAAAGATGTTGCATTTGTACCACCTTTGCTTACAGGAACTGTGTCACTAAGAGTTGAACCTGCCGCAGTAACAGTTATTGCCGCAGTTCCGTCAAAGTCAACTCCGTTTATTGCTCTTGCAGTTGCTAATGCTGTTGCTGTTGCCGCATTACCAGTTAAAATCTTGGTTGACAAAGTGTCTAGCCCTACTCTTTTAAGGACTCCACCATCTGAATATAATAATTCGTCTGCATCTGCTAAACCTGAAGTAATTTCTGTTTGACCTGAAATAATATTATCGTTTAACATTCCTGACTCAACAGCATCTGCTTGTATTGTTGAAGAACCTGTAACATTTCCTGCACCTGTAAATGATGCAGATGTCCATACGACATCACCTGTCATACCGATAGTTCTCCCTGTAGCCAAAGCTGTTGCTGTATCTGCGTTACCAGTTACATCTCCTGTTAGAGGGCCTGCAAAAGCATCAGAGGTTACTGTGCCATCAAAGAAAGCATCTTTAAATTCAAGTGAACTTGTGCCCAAATCTATTTGGTTGTCAGTTGCAGGATATAATGCACTAGCAGTTAATGTTAATCTATTTGCGTTGTCTACTTTAAAATCAATTTCATTAGCAGTACCAAAGTCTATAGCAGTTTGTGAGTCTTCACCTACTCTTAAATCAGTAGCAAATATATCTGCTGTCCATTCTGGAGCTGTAGCACCAGAGTTTACTGCTAGAACTTTGCCTGCTGTGCCTATGCCTAGTCTTGATAGCTGTGTTGTTGAGCTTGCGTATACAAGATCACCTGCTGCCTGAGAGTCCAGTATGTGTCCCCCAACAGCTTCGTATTCACTCTGGGTCATCTGAGTGCCTACACTTTTATGTTTAAATTCGTTTGCCATTATGTGGTTTTCACCTCCGTAAGCTCTAAGATCAATCTCCTAGTTTGGTCAAGTTGTACATTTCTTGTTGATTGTACACGGGATTTGATTAACTCATCCCTATATCGCATACTAACGTAATGACTTGAGCCATCAAGGTCAGTATAAAGTATAAATGGTTCTTTTCTCAAGGTTTCTAAATTATTAAGATCAGCTGTCCGTAGTGTTTTGTTCCTAACTCTTCGCATAGCTAAGCTACGTTTGTCGCTTAATTTTGCCTGCACACTCCACCTTCTATACTCAATAGGGTTCCAGGCAGAATGAAACACAAAACCTGTTATGATTGGCGACTGAGCTGAATCATTTGTAGATAATACAACTTTAAACCTAATACGTTTAAAATTAAGTTGTATGCTTGATGTTAGCGTAGTACTGCTTGATGTGCACTCACCACTGCTACCAAAAGTAGTCCAGCCTGTTGTGTCATCATCTGTAGCATCATCAACTTTGTAAAATACTGTAGCTTTTTTATTAGAGTCCAAGTTTCTGCCTGTTACTGTAATTTTAATAGCTGACTTGTCTACGTCAGGGAAATTAAAGTTTACGTATGAAGTATAAAAATTACCTGTAAGTCTGTGTTCTGATAAAGAATTTAATGCAGGGTTTTCGTTTCTAATAGGCATTCTAAGCCTGTAAGCTTTTACAACAGTGTCGTTTGTAATAGCAGCTAAATCATCTTCTACTTTGTTTCCCATAACAAACATGCTAGTTCTTACGGCTTCAGTTCCTTTGAATTTACCCATAGCTGTTATCTCAGACACACTAAAACTTGAGATAGTGTGAGCTACTTGCTCAGGACTATCTGATGGCGACTCACGCTGTGTTCGTACACCAATAAGTTTTACAGCTTGCGATTTACCTGAACCTGCAAACTGAAAAGGAAATGTGTACGGAAACCCTGTGTCGCCTTCTAAATCATCAGCTAATGCAACAAACAGATTGTTTCTGTCTTGTGCTACGGCTGATACTCTACCACCAAATCCCCTAATACCTGCCGCTTTAAATAAATAAGATAAATCTGTCCAGTTTTTAGCACCATCAAAAAAACCATCGCCTATTTGCCAAAATGATTGATCACCACCTGATGCAAACAGTTGTCCTGCCCTACCAGTTGATGCTTTAAAGTTATTGCTATCCGGAAAAAAGTTAGCTTCAGGTTGCAAATCTCTAAATTTTTGAGTTGCTCTATCATAAGAAAATAAACCATCTTCACGGCCTACATACAATATGTCATTAGCTGACACTAACGATGTAATAGACCTGTCGCTATCACCAACAGATATTTCTGTGCCCCAGTTAGCTGTATCGCTTGGATCAGTTGATATAGATACGTTGTTAGCTCTATTCTTAAACAAAGCGTAATTACCACTAGCATTTCTTGCTCTTTCAAAAAACTCAGCAAATCTTCCGTTACCAGTGTTAGTTGATGGGGCAGCCCAAGTAGAACCGTCTGTGCTTCTTAAATATACTTGATTAGTTCCAAAACCTGCATATAATGCACCATTAAAGCTAATCATGTCAGTAACATTGTAAGTTGAATCTGCATAAACAGCGTTAAACACTTCATTACTGTCGTCCCATTTATATATAACTCTACCGCAAGCTGCATAAACATTTCCGTTAAATTCTTGTGGAGTTGTCCAATCAACACCACCACTAGGAGTAACACTTATATCATCTATGTAAAATACGTCTTCGTCTGTGCTAGCTGTTAAAGTAAATGTAATGCTAGTTGCACTTGAATCAATTGTTCTTGTTGCATAAATAGCTTCCCAGGCACTGCCTGCTGCTGATGTAGATGAAGTGCCAGTAGTAGTCCCAGCACTGTCAGTAATCTTAGCTGTTATAGTTCCTGAGCCACTTTCTCGTCTAACAAAAGCAACAAGTGT